GCGTGAACATGCCCCGCCTCACTGCTTCGTTGAACTCGTCCAGGCTCAATACTGCGCTCGGCGTGTGCTCGATCTCTTCGGTCGAAAAGCCTTCGAGGATCTGCAGAAACTTGTGCGTTTCGTTGAGCTTCATCGTGCACGCGCCCTGAGCTGCCGCTCAAGCTCGTAGATGCGCACGAGCGGACGCTTTCCAAGCACACGGCAGGGAACGCCGCCGTTGACCGTCCATGGCTCGATGTCTCGTTTCACCAGCGAGCACGCGCCCACAACTGCGCCCTCGCCAATCGTCACGCCTGGCAGCACAACGCTATTCGCGCCGATGATGCAGTGCTTTCCGATTTTGATGAACGAGCGTGAGACGGCGCGAAACTCAGGCGGCACCGTCGGGTTTGTAAGCGCGCTGCCAAGGTAATCGTCGTTTCCGGTGAACAAGCGCACGCCTGCGCTGATGCCCGAGAAGTCGCCCATGTAGAGACGGCCGCCGCCTTGGATCGAGCTGTCGCACGCAAGGTGCACGTAGCTGCCGATCTCGGTTTCATCGGCGGCGAAGAGCTTGGCGCCGGTGTCGATCATCACGTGGTCGCCGAGAGTGACGTGCTTGGCGCCGACAAAAACCGCGCCGGGGTGAATGACGATGTTCTCGCCGCACGACTTGAACGCATGCGAGTTGAAGGCGTTCATGCCATTCCCCCGTTCACGCCGAGCACTTGCCCGGTGATGTACGCCGCCTCATCGCTGAGCAGGAAAGCCACGAGCGCTGCGAGCTCTTGCGGCTCACCGAGTCGCGCGAGCGGGATCGTGCCCATGACGTGGCTGAGCGTGTTTGCGTCGACGGAGCGAATGAGCCCGGCCGAGAAGTAGCCCGCCGCGATGGCATTCGCGGTGATGTTCTTCGGCGCCAGCTCAAGCGCGAGCGACTTCGTGTAGCCAATGACGGCAGCCTTCGCTGCAGCGTAGGCTGCAGCGCCAGCGATGCCAGTTTGACCCACCACGCTCGTCACGTTGACGATGCGGCCGCGCCCGGCGTTGCGCATGCGCGGGATCGCCCCTTTGCAGACGTTGTGTGTGGTGATGACGTTCTGCTCGAGCACGTTGGCAAAGTCGCCGGCGCCGAGCTTCCACGACATGCCGTTGATGCATCCGCCGGCAAGATTCACGATGCCCCATAACGGCGTCGACGTGCCGGCGGCGTGAAGCATCAGATCGGCCGCTTGCTGCTCGTCAATGAGATCGGCTTTGATGAGCCGCACCTTGGCGTCTGGCGCGACGATCTTGGGCTCGACGGATCGATACTGCGCGACCACGTCGTAACCACGCAAAGCGAGCACGCTTGCGACGACGCTGCCGAGCCCACCGCTTGCGCCAGTGACGATGACGGTGCCGCTTACCATTGGCCGCCGCCTTTCTGCTGACGCTGTTGCCCACCGCGTTGCTGCTGCGGCCGCTGATCGTGCTCGTCGCGCGGCTGGGGCACGCGCAGCTGTAGCTGCCCGTTCACTGGCAATGCGTCGAGAAACACGTTGATCGATCCGTCTTTGTTCGTGAACGCCGAGCCCACGCGAACCCAGAACGATTTTTGCTCACCGTTTTGGCCGTCGCGCTTGACGATCGTATGTACCTCGAACCGTTGCTTTGCTGCGTTTTCCCCGTCCATTGCTGTCTCCTTTTTGCTTGCCGAAAACCGCCGGCCGCAGAATGCGGCGGACGATCGCTGACACACTGTTTTCTTCGTCGAACGCGATTTGCTCGAGCGCCTCTTTGAGCACCGGCTCAACCATGATGCTCATGGTCACGAGGTCGTCTTTTTCAGTTTGCATTGCCATGATGGTGAATCTCCGTTTTTCCGTAGAACTCATCGAGCGCCGCGCATAATTGCCGGTTCTCGTCTGCTGTCATGTCGGCAGGGAAAGCCACGCACGAGCGCTGCCACGGCTCGTAGTTCGCGCCCGGGATCGGATCGTAGGTGCGCCTGCACTGAAACCCACGCTCGGCCATGAACGCCACGAGCTCGTCGGCGCGGGGCATCGGGAACACGGGCAGTGATGGCCAGTTGCCGAGCTGCGGGAAGTCGATCCCGTCCTTGCTTTGCATCTCCTTGCCGTCGCTTTTCCCGGCGCCGTAAGCGTGGGTCGCCACGTGGATCACGAGCGCGCGCATGTTGTCCGCTCGTCGCTCGAAGTGCTTGGCGTGTTCGAGCTGCTCGATGAGCAACGAGCAGCGCAGCTCATCGAGCTTGGCGTTGATGCCGAACGGCTCGACGGGCTTGCGGTCGATGTCGAACCCGAACGACATAGCGCGATGCACGGCAAGCTGCGCCATCTCGCGATGCTTTGGCACAAGCACCGCACCACCTTCGCCGATCGGAAAATTTTTCGTTGCGTGGAAGCTCACCGCCACAATGCAATCCTTGCCGATGTGCTCGAACGCCGATGCATCGCCAAAGCCACCGGCGGCGTCGATCACGTCGTTCGCTCCGCACCAAAGCAGATCGCGATCGTATCCCCACCACTTCGTGCGCACGGCGATCTCGGTGGGGTCGACGCGCTCGTTGGTGTCGATGATCGTGACGTCGTGACCGGCGACCATTTTGGCAGCGCACAGCGTCGCGTGAAAGGTGAACCCTTCCACGTTCACCGCGCCGTTGTAGCAAGAGAGCGACTGCTCACGCGAAGCGCCGTAGATGGCGAGCGCGACTGCATCAGTGCCATTGGCCACGGGGAAAGCGACGTAGCGCCCCTCTGTGAAGTTTTCGAGTCGGCGTGCAGCTTCGTGCCACAGCGTGCCGCGGTTGCTATGCTGCCCGGTCATGTTGGTGACGTGCTTCCACCGCAGATAGAAGTCGTCGCTTTGCGGGAACGATGGGCGGGTGAGTGGTACGCGGGGGTTTGCCATGCGCGACCATTGGCCGCCATTGGCTAAAGAGTCAAGACTTGCGCTTGCTCTTCGCTGGTTTCACCGTGCGAGCTTCGTGCAACGTGAGCGCTTTTAGGATCGTGAAGTCCGCGATCCCGACTTGGCGTTGACGATCGGCTAGCAAGCGCTGACGCTGCTGATCGAGGATCTGCAGCGCCGAATCGATCTCTTGGATCTTGTCGTTCGAGCGCTGGTTATCTTCGAGCAGCTGCGCCTCGATCGGATCGAGTTGCTCGCGTGGCGTGTCTCGTAGCTTCTGAATTTGCGCGGCGATATCCATGGTGGGTTTCTCCTTGCTTACGTCTGTGTGCCAACACTGACGAAAGTGCCAGGGGTTCCCGCGGCCGTGCAAATTTTGAGCACGCCGGCCGTCGTCACGTACATGTGACCGATCTGGTGTGCGCCGCTCGGTGTTGATTGCGCGATCACGCGAAACGCCGCCGTTGCGCTATTTCCAGAAACTGAAAGCGCCGTGCCCGATGCGCCGCTGTGCGACACGCCGATGCCCGTTCCTGTGCCAAGGTGCCCAACGCTGAGACCGGTCGACGATGCATCGCCACCAGATCCCATGAGCACGTTTAGCGCGGTGAATGATCCGCTTCCGCTGTGCTCGACAGATGCCGCGATCCCGTTGGTGGCCAGCGCTCGCAAACCGTACGTGCTCGCGTTTGCCGTCTCGAATTTGCCGCCGCATGAGTTTCCGGTTGATCCGGCTGCACCGTACACGCCGGCGCCGGTACCGTCAGGGACGCCGACAACGCCGCTGCCATTCGATCCAGCCTCGGCCACGCCTTTGACGCCAGCGGCCGCGCCTGTGCCGAGAACGCCAATGCCAGTCGAGAGCCTGCCCGTACCCTTGACGCCGATCGTTCCGTTGCCGCCGAACGCGTTGCCGGTGCCCGTGATCGCGGCATCGCCTTCGTTGGGTCCCGAGTACGCCGACACGCTCTTGAGCGTTGGCAGCTGCGCAAAGTCGCGGTTCTCGATCTGGTGAATGTTGCCGCTGTTGACGGTGTTCACCCATCCGTTGGGCACCGTGACGTAGCCAAGTATCACGTCGCCGGCGACCTTCGATGGCACGACCGGGCTGGCAGATGGCGTGCCCTGAATCACGACCACTTGCGACTTCTGCAGCGTCGTCAGGATCACGGTGTCGTGCGGCAGCGTCGGACGGTTGATCGTGAGCCCAGTCGCTTGGTTTTTGCGCGCGACGATCAGATCGAAACGGATGTTGGTGGGATCGCCTGCAGCGATCGGCGCAACGGTGTTCGAGTCGACCACGTGCAAGTATCCGTCATCGCCGAGCGCGACGAACGCAGACACGTTCACCGATGCGTTGGCGCCGTTCGGCGAGATGACGCCACCCGAGAGCGTCGCTGCCTTCGTGAGGTAGGCGAACGATCCACGCATCTGATCGACGAGCGTGCCTTGGATCGCTGCAAAGTCGCTCGGCCCCCAAAGGTACCGTTGATAGAAGTTGTAAAGCGGGCTCGCTGCGTTCGCGTAGGTGGCCATGTCAGATCTCCTCGATTCGTAGCATTTGACGCAGGTACCGCGCGCGATGGCGCGCGAGCCCCAGCGTGAGCGGCGTTTTGTGGATAATCAGCTCAGAAAAGCAGGTGTAGCTTGCGTCACCAGATGAGTCCTTGACCTGGAATAGAAAGGTGTCATCGCTGCCCCAATCAGCAGAAAGCGCGGCAGGCCCGTCGCATGTGCCCATGTACTCGCCGTTGACGAACGCCGTCCACCGCGGGACGTCGCCCATGTAAAGGCTGATGCCCAGGTGACAGAGCTCGCCGAAGCGCACCGCGCCGATCGCGAAGACGTTGCGCAGCAGAATGTCGGCGCCAAAGCTTCCAACGCCGCCGTTATACGCCGCGGGCTGGATCTTCATCGTGTCAGCGCTCGACGACGAACTCACGCGCATGTCGAACCACGTGCCGCTATGGCTGCTGTTCAGGAAGTGCAGCAAAAAGCCCGCGGTGTTGCTCAGCCTGAAAACCGCTTCGACGGTGAACGTATCGCCCGGGTCGAAGTTGCCCATGGCGGGCGCGCCGAAGAGCTGCTGATTTGCTGACAGGCCTGTCGCGGTGAGCGTCTTAGCTTTGCCTATGCCGCCGGGTCGATTGTGGATCGTGTTCACAAGAGAGTACGTGCCAGATGCGTTCAGGCTGGCGATCGAGTGATAGCCCGTGCGCGACTGCACGAGCTTCGTGCTCGTGTTCACGTCATCCATGACCCAGTGTCCAAGTGCGGGTGTGCTCATGGCAGATCCTCGGGAACGATCGGCAGAACGAAATCAGCCGAAGCGCCGGCGTTGTGCTCGTTGCTCTCGGTGATCGGGTGATAGACGCTCGCGCGGCCAAAGCGATCGAGATCGGCCTGCAGGAGCGCCTTGACGTCGACGGGTAGCGTCGCGTCGAAGATCCGAAGCTCGACGGTGTACGCCGATTCTCTTCGAGCACGCAGATCGTCGTCGCTCAGTCCGAAGTCGGACGCGGCAAGATCGCAATCGCCGTCGTCGTTGATGATCTCGGCGCCGCCCGAAAGATACGTGTCGTAGCCAAGCTGTGAAAGCCCGATCGACCACGCCGGCGTATTGCCGCTCGCGTCGCGCCCGGTGTTCCATTCGAGATAATCCCAGTCGTAGTTTACGCCGGGCGCGCCGATGCGCGCAGCGATGAGCGCGCGCATGTCTGTCGGGTTCAGCGTCGGGTGCGTGCGCAGCTTGCCGAGAATGCGATCGCGCCGTTCCTGCAACGTCGACGCGCCACCCTGCGGCGCGCCGTACACCTTGATCTCCCAGTCGATGATCCGCTCGTCGGCTGTCTGCGGGAAGTTGTTGTCATGAATGCGCGCCATGTTCGCATAGAACGTCGCGAGCACCTGCGCCGATGAGTCGCTGTCAGCCGTCGACCAATACGCGCTCGGCTGCCCGTCCGGGTACGTCGCCGGCGGCAGCTCGCGCTGAATGACGCGATAGAGCTCTTCGCGCGTAAGGAAGTGCGGCATAGCTCACCAGTCCCCGATCGTGATCGCGCCGGGGATCGGTTTCATGTTGCGATCGATCGTCTGATTTGCCGACTGGTCATCATTGGCCGCGTCGAGCTCGACGGTACGATCGACGACGATCTGCGCAAGCTCGCCAGTGACCTCGGCACCCGGAATGTCTGCGCCAAGCCGCGAATCGATCATGTCTTCGATCGACTTGCGCGTGACATATCCCTGCGTGTCGATCACGGTGCCGCCGATCGGCGTTTTGTAGATCGCGCGCTCGACCTCACGCGCAAGGATCTCGCCCTGCGTCATCGGCAGGCCAGAGATCGGATCGAGGAAGTCGGGTAGCTGTGTGTCTTTCGTTCCCGTCTTGAACTTCGCGCGCACCGTGACCGGGATCGCTTCTTCGCTCGCGCCATAGACGTCGATGCAGTCCGTTTCCGGTCGCTTCGTCTCGACGTAAGCTTTCACCGTGGCGATGAGCGCATCGCTTGGCTCGAAGACGATGGGCTGTCCGTTGTCGAGCGCCGTATCGATGTCCGTGGTGCCGCTCGTGATGACGATCCCAACGGTGCCGCCGCCGCGCACGAAACGAATGCAGCGCGAGAAGCTCACCGATGGGTCGGCGTCTTTCGCCCATTGCTCGTAGTCGCTCGAGTGACCGCCCTTTGGCGGCGTTTGTATGAAGTCGAGCACGCGTTGCGCGGCTTCTTCTTCCGTCTCTTCGTTCTTTCCGTCGAGCAGCCCCGGGTCGACCACGGTGGCCGTGCTGCTGATGTTCAGCGGCGGCGACGTGAACGTGAGCACGGCGCCGGGCAGCAGGTTTTGAATCTGCCCCACGCCAACGCTCGTGACTTGGATCAGGCCCGTAGCGGCGTCGAGCGTGACCGTGTCGTCAACGGTGTACGTGTTGCCGTTCGGCCCGTACGTGAGTTCGGTGCCGGCGTTCACTGGCGCGCCGATGGTTCCCGAGATGAGAAGCGGTCCCGTTGCCGGTTGCGCAGGCCTGAACGCGTCTTCGTCGAAGTAGGTTTTGATGTGACGCAAAACCGCTTCGCGTCGAGCAGCTTGCGGGAACGCGTCATCGCCGATCTTTCGCTGATCGGCGTACGCGCCGGCGGTGACGCCGCCCGTGACCTTCGATCGGATCGTCCAGTCGTTGTCCTCTTGCTTGGTGTCCGCGTCGGGTCGCAGGCCTTTGAGATGCGTCAAATACTCATCGGCGATTTGGTCGGGTGTCTTGAAGGTGATCGTCATGCTTACCCTACGCTCGGCAGGCCGAGCACTTGCGGTTGTCCGTCTTTGCCGATGATTTCGGCCACGAATCCGATGCCCTGCGCGCGCCCTTGCTCGACGACTTTGGCGGCGATGTCGAGCGCGCGGCCGTCATCGACCATGGGCTTGAGCGCTTGCGCGGCGAGCGTCTCGATGAGCTCGACGTTGTGCGGGCTTGCCATGGTGTTCTTCTTGACCTCGCTGAGCTTGCTGCCGAGGTCCGGATTGTACATCCACTTGTTTTTCGGGCAGCGCAGGCGAATCAGCGCGGGAACGAGCAAGTCGCCCGGCGGCGTATTCACCGGCGAGCCGTTCTGCACGATGTAGTCGAGCGTCTTTGGATCGCGATCCCACTGAGCAGCCATGCGTGCACCCTACGTTTTTGAGCGGCAGAGGTCACGAAATCGTGCGGGGCGTGCCGCCTATCGTTGCCGTCCCGCCGGCGTTCTTTCCGTCCAGAAAATTCGCCATCCGATCCATTGCCGGCGGCTTGGTCGTCTCCGATTTATTGGGCACGAACACACTCGCATTCATGCTCGACGCGATCGAAGAGAGCCCCGCCGGCGCAGCGATGGCGCTCGCTCCTGTGAAGTAGGAGCCAGGCGAGCCAGAAAGCCGCGACCACCATGCAACGATGCCGGCCTGCACGGCGTTCTTTCCGTCGCTTGCGAACGGCGTGATCATCGCGGCCGCCATGTCAGCCTTGGCGAGCGCGATGTTGACGGGGTTCGTGGTGAACGAGACGCCGTTGCTTGTGACCGCTGCAGCAAAGTACGCCGCCCACGCGTCCGCCCATGCGTTGGCGGCAGCGGAGTAGGTGATCGCGCTGATACCCTGCAGCGCGGTCGATAGGGCTGACGGCGAGTAGCTCACCCGAGTCTCACGTGCCCGGCTTTGACGTCGCTCACGCTCTGCGCGTTCTGCATGCTCACCGGCGGTGGACCCACGGGGCCCATGGCGCTCGGCAACACCATCGCGTTGAAGATCGTAGCGTTGCCGTCGATCGTGGCTTTGAGTTTCTCAAGCTCTTGTTTCACGAGCGCAGCGATCGCGCCGAGCAGGCTGTCAGGCAGATCTTTCCCGCCCACGCTGAACTTGCGATCGCCGGTGTCGATGTAGGGATCGGTGTCGCGCAGCATGAGAACGTTGCCGTGACCGTCGTACAACACGACGTCGCCCTTGTTCTCGAGCTTCGGCGCGTCTGGGTCGCGATGGCCGATGATGATGCGATTTCCCGCGTGCGCGCCTTGCACCGCAACGATGCTAGTCACGCCGTCCTTGGCTCGCGACTTGAGCCCGTACGGGTGCATGACGGGGCGCGCCGGGATCGTCGTCATCGCCGAATAGAGCTTGTCGATGCCCTCGCGCCCTTTGTCGTCAGCGTCTTTCGACTGCCCCGTCAGGATCGCCGTGACCTGCTTGCCGACTTCGGTGCGGATGATGTCGATCACTTCGGCGCGCGAGATCATGGAGCCTCGGCATCGGCGACGATCGTGCCGAGTTTGCAGAAGTGCAACGAAGTGCTTTGGCCGCCGCCCTCGTCCATCATGTAGTCCACCGCGTAACAGTACATGTTTTCATCGATCTGGGCGCGGTCGTTGAAAATGTGCGCGACGGTGTCGGCGGTGTAGGCGATCCCGCTGTCGTTGCAGTGCCCAGGCACGAGCACTTCCACATCGAGCTCGCCCACGTTCGCGCGCGCAATCATGCGTTTGACGTAGGCGTTGACGTATCCCGATGCATCGTTACGAAGCGTGTTCAACGCAACGCCGTCGCTCTGCACGTTGCTCGTCGGCACGCTCACGACGACCGTTTTGTTGATGATGTGACCAGCCTTGCGCAGCGCCGTGCAGCGCGTCGCCGGGTTCTGGATCACGCCAGTCGCAAAGGCATCCTGCGCGAGCTCTCCGCCGCTCCAAATGCCGAGCACGCCGTTGGGAATACGCCCGGCGTTTTTGTTCACCTGCATGTAAATCACGTTGCTCTTGCCGTCCTTCTTCCGCACGAAGAACTGGCCAAGGTTCGCAGGCTGCGCAAAGTTCGGTTTCCCGCACACGATCGTGCCGTCTGACTCGGTCCACACCAGGGCGTTGAGCGGCTCGAGGAAACGCAAAAGCGCGCTGAGCTTCGACTCGCCTGGCGAGTAGGCGAGCAGCTGCCGCACGTCCTGAATCCCCTGCAGGCGCACGTTGTCGCCGTTGATGCGCGTTTGCTTGGCAAGCTCGCGGATCACGCTCTTGAGAGAGACGTTTTCGCCGTACTCCATTTTAGGCTTGCCGCTGCCATCCTCGAAGGTGACCGCGTCCTGATCCTCGAACTGGCCGAGCAGATCGCGCCCGTTGATCGTGAACGTTTCGCTTTCGCGCGCCGAGCGCAGGCCGATCGAGTCGACGATCCCCGTCGCGATCATGGTGTCGTCGGTGTCGTCGCCTTGGTGCACGGTCACAACGTCGCCTTCGCGGATCAGATCATCGATCGCTGGCGAGCCCGGGTTGTCTGGCTTCGACGGCGGCTGAAACGAGAACGAAAACGCATCGACGGGCACGAGCATCGATTGCGAAAAGCGATAGCTCTTGAACGCCGCGGTTTTGTAAACTTCGTACGAGTTGTTGGGCGAGTCGTAGCGCTGCACTTGCACGCGCATCGGCTGAAAGCGACCCTTCTTCTGCAGCTGCGAGACGGCGATCGTCATGACACTGGCACCTTCAAAACGGTGCCGGCGGGGATGTAGTTCACGCTTTCGAGCCATTGGTTGAGCAGCTCGATGTCGCTTGAGCTGTTCGGGCTGATGCCGTTTTCAAACGCCACTTCTCGGATGCTCATCAGGCGCGGCGTCGTATAGTTGATGATGCGCGTCTGCGAGCTCTGCAGTCCTTGCTCGAGCACTTCCTGCGCAGCGATCACACTTTGCTTAAGCGAAAGGATCCCCTCGTACATGTCGAGCACGATCCCATTCGTCTTGAAGTCGTCGAGAATCTCTTGCACCTGTCCGCGAAGCACGCTGCAGCGCTTGGTGAGATCCTGCGCGGCGAGCGCTTGCCGTGCGACGTCGCTCAGCAGCTCTTTCGGCACGCTAGCGAGCGGGTCGTTGGCAGCGACGACAGTGCGAAAGCGCGTGCCCACTTGCACGAACCCGCCGGGCAGCGTCGCCGTGCCGCCGGTGCCTGCAGTGACGGCAGTGCTCGCGCGAGCTCGCGACGACGCTGGCGCCGCGAGTCCGCCCGCGCTCACGGGCACGATGCCGGGCAGCGAGCTCACGGCGCCGGCAACGCCGAAGGTGGAGTTGCAGTCGACGAGAAACGAACGAAACGTCTGCGTGTACTCGTTGATCTTGGCGATGATCTGGCGAGCGACCGAGCGCGCGATCGTACCGATGGCGCCGAGCAATTGGATCATTGCGCTGATCGCGTTCAGGATCGCGAGCGCCTTCGCCAGCTTGGTCGTGAACGTGTCGATCAGCTTTCCGAAGCTCAGCGCGCTGAAGTTCGTTTCACGCAGCGTGATCCGCAGCATGGCCGCGTTCGTGCGATCGTGGCTGTGCTCGATCTCGTACGTGTCAAGCTTGCACTCGACCTCGCCGCGCACGGGATGCAAAAGCGTGCCGCTCGTGGGCTGCTGCAGCACGGTCAAGATCTTGTTCAGGCCGTTGCGGTACGTGAGCCCGTACACGATAATCTCAAGCGAGAAGTGCTCGCCCTTGCGGCCGAGATCTTCCTGCGTCTCGCCGTCTTCGTACAGCAGCTCGATCGACTGGCTGCGGCGGCCGCCACTGTCGCGAATGCTCGGCATCGACGCCTGATAGTTGTTTCGCGCGTCGGCGCGCTTGCTGACGAAGATGTTGAACAACACTGGGGTAGGCGGGAGGCTCTTGTTGTAGCGCGACGGTGTGTAGGAGCACTCGACGATATTCCATTCGCTCTGATCGCGTGAGAACGAGGCGAAGAGCTGCGCGAGCGCCGGCGACGCGGCGCCCGAGAGCTCGCCGCCGAGCTTCTGCGACGTGATGCGTGCAAAGTCGATCGGCCTGTTGATGTCGTACTTGCTCATTGACCGCTACCCCGATCTCCAAGCGGCACCTGCTTAGGGTTCTTCCGCCCGGGTTGTTTCGCCTGCTGCTCCATTGCGCGGCGCACTTCGTTGATCGCCTGCGCATTAGCTTCGTGCGCTTGCTTGATCCCTTTCCAGTCGACGCCGGCGAGCCCTGCGGTGATGTCGCTCAGCCACTGCTGCGCCTCGCTCACCTTCTGCGTGATGTAGTTGCCTTCGACGCCGGTCTTATCGCTCTTGCCGTACGTGTACGCATTCAGCGCTTCAACGGTGACCGTGCCAGCGGTGAGCCCCACGCCAACGGCGCCGAGCATCATCGACGCGGCGCCTAGGAAATTCTTGCCGCTGCTCGCACCGCCGCCGCCGATCCCGGGGATGCCGCCGCCCATCGCACCGCCGATCTGCGAGTAGTTCACGACATACACCGGGATCGTTTTCTGCCCGGTGATCGCTTCCGCCGCTGCGCCCGCTGCCAGGCTTGAGCCAAGAGCCGAGCCCGCGCCGCCCTTGCCAAAGAGCTTGCTCGCGCTCGAGAGCCCGCCAGCGAGCCCCAGGAATCCCACGCCGGCGAGAAGTCCTGCGTGCTCTTTGAGCGGCGAGAAGTCGCCGTTGCTGATTTTCTTGGCGATGTCCGTCGCGCCGTTCGTGACCTTGGCGAGCGGCTCGGCTGCCATGCCTTTCACGCGGTTGAATCCGCCTTGTACCGCTTCGCCGAACCCAAGCGAGTCGTCATACGCTTCGCCGAGCGTGCGGCGGTTCTTCTGCGCGCGCTTCTGCGCTGCCTCGATCTTGTCGAGATTCTGCATGAGGCGCACGGCGCCCTTTGCGCCCGCTTCGTCGACGCCGAACGTCCGCATAGCGTCCTCTTTCGAGAAGCCAATGCGCCCAGTCGCGCCGGGCAGGAACTTGCGCAGATAGTCGATATTGAGCCCGTTTTCGCCGAACGCTTTGCCGAGCCCCTGCGCTGCTGCAGGCAGGCGACCGAGCGCGCTTTGATTGTTGTACGACTTGAAAAAATCCATCGCGCCCGGGCTATTCGCCTCGGCGAGCGCCATGCCTGCATAGGCCTTCGGCTCGAAGGCGCGATACTTGTCGGATGCCTGCCCGTGAAAAAAGTCTTTCATCTCGGCGAGCGCCTGCGTTGCGCTCTTGCCGGTGTTCTGCATCGTGCTCAGCGTCGAATTGATGACCTGCTGCATCTGTCCGCGGTCGTTCACGTCGCCGCCGCGCTCGGTGATGACACCGGCGATGCCCTTGGCGATCGCGCCCTCTTGCCCGCGCTCTTTGCCCACGCCGGCGAGAAGGCCTGCAGCTGCGGCGTAGTCCTGCAGCGCATCCTTGCTGCGCACCTGCGTCTCGCCGAGCCCCTCAAAGGCGTTGGCGGCTGCGTCGGTGTCGAGCTTGAGCGCGCCCATGCGCTTGCTCACCTCGGTTTGAAATTGCACGAAGTCGGCGCCGGTGAGTCCGAGCGTGTTGCCCACGCGCCGTAGCGTGTCGTTCAATCGCTGGGCGCCCGTTACGGCCGTTTTCAGCTCGTGGCCTAGGCGATCCCCTAGCTTGAGCGCTCCGGCCTTCGCCAGGCCTTCAAATGAGCCGCGAATCTCGTCCGCCGCGCGCCGCGCGAAGTCTTTGAGATCCTCAAGAAACTTCTGCGTCTTCTTCGTGTTGTCGCGCAGCTTGTTCTCGACTGCCTTGCCAGTGTCCGCCATCGACTCTTGGACGTCGACGCCGGCCTTTTCGACCTGACGCAGCGCTTTGATCACGTCGTCGAGCTCGGCGCGTGATGTGATGATTACGGTGTTGCTCAAGCTCGATCCCCTTTCGTGATGCTTCTACGGCCGCTGGCGATCTCTTGGACCGCCCACCACGTCACTTGTCCGCTGGTGAATCTGCGCTGGTCACCAAAAAGCGGACAAGTTGATCCAAATGCGCCCGCGATAATGTCGTCGGCAGTGGCTGGGCGTTTTTTTTTACCCACTCGACGAGCGCCTGCAGCTTCTCAGTGCTCAGCTCTTCGATCGCCGGGTTAACCCGCTCGCACCCGTCGCGGTACTGCTCGAAGAGCGCGAGCAGCTCGGCCACGGTGAAGCGGTCGATCGTGCCGCGCGAAAGCGGGCCCTCGATCTTGCTGTCGAACGGGATGCGCGATGCGCGCTGCAGCGTGTGAAGCGCGATGAGATACGCTTCGTGCACGTTCGTCTTGAGCTCGGCTTTGACCGTCGAGAAGTCGCGCGCGACGTCGCTGGCCACCTGCAGCGTCTCGGATACGCTCAGCGGGCGCACGGGCACGACGAAGTCGCGCACGCGGATCTGGAAGGTGTAGTCCACGCCCAAACGCATAGCGGCGAGAACGGCATTGGTGTCGGAGTAGGACGGCGTGATGGTGGGATCTTGCATGCCGCCACCTTACGTCAGGCGAGCGCGATGTCCAAAGTTGCGGCTGCCAGGCCGATCGGATCTTTGTAGTCGAGCGCACCGAAGTTGAACGTGCTTTGCACTTCGTTGCCTACGCCGCTGCCGTTGTCGTCGTTGTCGACGAGAAAGCAGTCCAGATAGGTGAGCTGCTCGGCGCCGAAGATCGCAGTCAGCGCAACGGTGTTCGTCTCGTAGTCGATCGCGTCGAACTTCGGACGCGCGACTTGGTTTTGCACCGCGATCTGAACCGTCAGGCTGATGTCGAGATTTCCCGACGTGAAGCCTTTGTTGCGACGGTTGCGCGTCATCGACTGCACCGCCTTGCGGTTGAAGTTGTGGCGCACTTGGACGCTCTGAACGTCGATCATCTCGAAACCGTTCACCGAGATGAAAATGCGATCTGCATACATTTGGCTCATGGCTCAGCTCTCCTTTTGCTCTCGGTGTTAGACCACGATGACGTCGAACTGCGTGACCGCTTCCACGCGGCCGAGCAGTCTGTGCAGGCCCGGGATCACGTTCACCGGCGTGTAGTACTCGAACGCGCTGCGGTCGCTCGAGCTGCGTTGCACCTTGAAGAACGGCGCCAGCTTGTCGACGGCTTGGAACATCTCTTCGCTCTCGAACTCGGCCGCCATGCGGAGGAGCTCTGCGAGCGCGGCTTGGCGCTTCTTCTCGCTCGCCTTCACGTTCTTGAAGTCCGGTTGCGAGAAGCGCGTGTAGACCGTTTTGCGCCACAGGTAGAGCACCTGGAAGTCTTGCACGTCGATGTAGCTGTTCAGCACCGGCGAGCCCGTGCCGTCCGCGCTGAGTCGAGCGGTGATCGTGCGCACGAATGCGACGTCACCACTAGGCAGCACGCGCAGCGGCTGCCAGCCCTTCTGCAGCACCGTCTCGCTTTCGAGCGTGTCGCCCACCGAGTACCAGTCCGAGATCTTCACCGGCGCGGTGACGTTCGCGATCGCGACGTCGTCAAGCGGGTTGAACGGCGCAAGGTTGCTCGCCATGCGCGCTGCCGCCGCCGCCGCGAGCTCGCCCACGCTGTACGGCTGCGCGCTGCCGCCGGCGCCCGTGTCACGCATGGTGACGAGCGAAAGGAACTGCGAGTCAGCCGTGGGCAGCGTGCTCGGGTCGGCGACGCTGATGTTGGCCGCGACGCCGATGGTGCCGAATTGATTGTTGCTCACGCGAGCGGCTGCGCTCATGTCCGCCGCTGCCGTCTTGAGCTTCGTGCGCGGCGTCGAGCTGTTGCCGTCGTAGCAGCTCACGAGGAACTCGGCCTTTTGCGTCTTGGCGGCAACGAGCGCTTCGTCAGCCGCACCGAAGCCGGTGTCGGCGAAGAGCAGGTTGACGCACTTGAGGCGCGGGAACACCGAGCCGCCGGCGTTCGCCTTGATCGCGGCGAGTACCATCTTGCTCAGCTCGGATGCCACGCCGAAGTAGCCTTCGGCCTCCGTCTTCGCTGCCGTCGCGTCGCCGCTGTTGTTGATCACCTTCGCCGAGTACGCGGCGACGGAACCCGAGCTCGATCCGGATGCGACGTGCCCAATGAGCAGCACTTCCTGATTGCTGTCGGGCTCGGTCGTGTCCGGTCCTAGAACGACTTCGAGCGGTCGGCCAGGGGTGCGTGCGGTGCCAATGCCAGTAAGTCCCATGGGTCAGTCCTCCGTGGTCGTCGATTGCTCGAGACCGATCTCCACTTCGTTGTTTGCTTGCGCGGCGAGATCTGCGTTGGACGCATCGTCGCGCACCGCGCCGATCTTGCCGATGAACGTTGCAAGGTTCGCGAGCGTGCGCTCAAAGGGCTCGTCCTTCGTGCGCGCGTCTTCTTCGAGCCATCGATCCCACGCGCTCAGATCGATCCGAAAATCGATCACGACTTGAGTGAGCGGGACAAAATTCTGATCGCTGATCTCGAACATCGCCGACTTGTCGACGCGCATCACCTTGCCCAGCACGTTCAGCCCGTGCACGGTTGCGAGCACGTTGCGGAAGAACGTGGGCCGGCGAAATTGCTGGATCAACGCTGCCGTGACCATGTCAGGCAGCAGCTGCAGCTCGTCGCGACGCATCGACGCTGGCCAGATGAGATCGGCGATGAGCTCGCCTTCGATGTACCAGCTCTCGGCCGTCTTCGCGTACGTGTTGTTGTACACGCGCAGCGCGGGCAGATTCCGAACCGCGTAGTCCATGCGCATGTAGTGATCGATGAACTCACCGAACACGAGCGAGAACGCAGGAACTTTGACGAGCTCGGCACACACCGTTTTCGTCAGGAACTCAGTGGGCCCGTCAAGAAAAGGGTTCGCGTCGAGCGCTTCGAGCTTCTCTTGGATGCCCTGCGGTAGCGTCTTGTTTGTCATTGGTTCAGCACCTCAGCGAGTTTGTTGCTGAGCGCTTTGCCGATCTCGGCCACGTCGCGCGTGGTGAGGTAGTCGAAACGACGCGCGGGGATCTTCACGCTCTTGCGGAAGATCACGCGCTCTTTGGCGCCGGTCGTTCTGTTGACCTGCGTGACGCCGCCCTTGCGAGCGTCCTTGGCTTCCGCTGTGGCGCGTTTGCCGGCGGGGAGGGGGATGCGCAGCACCTTGCCATCTTTCGCGCGCAGAACGCCGCCAGGCAGCCCCGTCGTGCCGTAGTTCATCATCGCGGCGTAGATGAGCGACGATCCGACTTGCACCGTGCTGCCGTTGAAACGCACGATTCCGCCCGGGCCCGGCGTGCCATTGGCGCCGAGCGACTTGCGCAGGTTGCCACGAGCGGCGAGCGTTTGACCGTTGCGGAACAAAGGCGCCGGCCAAGCGACACCGCCGTTACGACGTCCGCCGCTGTCGAAGAGCAACCCGCGATTCGTCTGGATCTGCGCAGCCGTGAAAAGCATCAGCTCGCGCCGTGCCTTCTCGAACTTGCCGACGAGCTTAGGAAACACGCATGCAATGTTGATCCCGCTCATGGGTCGAAGGTCCCATTCCAGATCGTTTCGCTCGGGTCGTTGATCTGCTTGCCCGGATAATCGCCGTCGCCGCCGTCCTGTGCAGTGACATGCACTGCGCCAAGAAAGCCCGTGTCGCCGAGTGCGTTGTGCGCAGCGAGCCGCAGGCCTGGCAGCGGTGGGCGGCGAAATTGCTGCGTGCCGCCTTCGACGCCTTTGCGACGCTCGACGAGTGAAGCGACGTCGTCTTTGTAGCGCTTCTCGACGGCGCTCTTATACTTGTCGCCGTCCGTCGCCGTGCCGCTGCCAAAGTCCGTTTCGAGCACGCGCACGACGATGGCGAGGCGGATCGCCTGCGTGATCGCGCGACGCGTGGGGAACTCGGGAAGCTTCGAGAAGTCGCTGCCGTCGATGCACTGCAGGGGCACCATGTAGCGCTCGGACACGTCGACCTCGAATTGGCTTTCAGCCTCATCGATCAACTGCTCGAGCAGCGCGCGGGGCATCTTATCGGGCTCGCCCTCGGGATCGTCCGTCAGCCGAACTTTCCCGCCGAGCCGCGCCTCAATGTCCGCGGTTTTGATGCCGTAGCGACCCATCGTCTAGCTCAGCCCACCACGGTGCAACGTTGGAAGGTTTCCGGGCGCTCGTCGGCGCCGCCCTCGCGCAGGCCCACGAAGGCGTACGTGTTGCTGTACTTCTTCGTGAAAAGCGCGGCGACTTCCGGGGTGACGTCCGCCGTCTCGCCAGGGTTCAGGAACGCGCCGTCAGGCAGTTGAGTCGGACGGTGCGCGAGCAGCTTGACGAGCTTCTGCGCTGGCGCTGCAGGAGGCGCCGGCGGCGTCTGCTGCTGCGGTGCGGGCTCTTGATCGAGCTTCGTGCGTTGCGGGTCTTGGGTCAGGTTGCTTTTCTTCGGCGCTTCCATTTGAGGCTCCTTGGTGGTGCCCCGTATCGCCGGGGCCACGCGCCGAACGGATCGCCCGCTCGAACCGCGGGAGCCTTACGCAGGCTGCCAAGCGGGGGCCGTATCGCCGGCCCCAAACGCGTCCCACCATAGGAGCCCCAGCGGACTAGCCGCCGAGCCTTTAGTGTCCGGTGACTTGCGCCGTCAGGACGTCGAACGGGCGATCGAGCTTCACGCCGCCGTACACGCCGGCGACGATGTCGAAGAACGGATTCCCCGGGCCGCCCTTGGTGCCCGGCGCGATGTGATCATCGACCACGAGGAACTTGCCCGTACCCGGTTGATCGATCGTGCCAGTCGCGAGGTTTTGGCCCATGACGAACTCGCCGAGCACGTCGCCGCCGGGCAGCTCCGTCTCGAAGAAGATCAAGCCGTCCGGGATGTGGTACACGCCATCGCTGACGGTGATCTTGCCGTTGACGACGCTCTCGGTGCGGTACCAGCCGTTGTACACGGTGACCTTCGGCGTGCCCGGGATCATGAACTGGAGCGCCTTGTTGATGTCCAGCTCGCCCATGATGTTGTAACCAGCGTACTTCAGCTCGCCCTTCACGTTGGTGTTGTCCAGGAAGAAGCGAGCCGTGTTCGGGTTCATCACGGCGCCGGTGATCTTGTACTTGCGGAACGGCGCGTAGCCGCCCGAAGTCCAATAGCGCCAGTCGAGCAGCGGATCGGCGCTGTTGTTGGCGCTCGTGCCGTTCGTCGACCAGTCTTGGCCAACGGGCACCGCGCGGTTGCCGCTCGGGATGCCGAACGAAACCGACTTGCCCATGAACGAATAGCCGCCGTTGAAGAGCGCCTGCCAGCGCTCGTACTCCATGCGCACTTCGAGCCGCTGATTGAGGCGCATCACGCCGCGGTCGATGTACTGACGGATGCCGCGCTGCGAGCGGTCATTCTTGCCGAGCTCGCGAAGATACAGGATCTTCGGCTCGTCGAAGTGCAGCGCTTCCTTGTACGCGGGCGGCTCGAACTCGAACGCCCGGTTTCCGGCTTGCGCGATGTACTTCGGCTCGGTGCCAACCATGTGCTCGTTGGTCATGCCGCCCGTCGCTTCGAGGATCTCGACGCGGATTTTGCGGGCAGGCACCGCCACAGGGGGCAGATACTTCTGCCCGATGTAGGTGCTCGGGTCGACTTCGATTTCCTGCACGAGCTTTTGCAGGATCTCGGTGTGCTCGTTCGTGATAAATTCGTTTGCCATTTTCGTTTCGTGTCCTTTCGCCGATGTGGGTTAGAAGCTGAAAATCACCGTGCCATCGGCTTCGGTGTACGTGCGGCCGCCAACGTCCGTTTTGCCGTTGGCGTCCATGCCCGTGAGGGCGGCGTTGTAGAGCTCGCCGTGGACGATGCCCACCGCGAGCTTGGTGCCGCTCGATTCCAGATCGGTCACCGCATCAGCGAGCACGCAAACGGCGGTGTTGACGCCGCTGCCACCCGCGTCGTCGTACTTCTTGTACAGACCGTCCGCGGGGTCGCGCGCGAGCACTTGCCCCTGCGGATAGCCTGCGCTGTTGTACCCGAGGCGCACAGGCATCGTGACGAGCCGGCTCATCGATTTTGCGATGAGTTGCGGAAAGTCCTTGCGGAAGATCTCGGGCTTGAAATTCACATCACCGGGGGTTGCCATTCTCTCGTTTTCCTTTCTTCGGTGTTCTGCGCTTAAGCGCCGAGCACTTCCGTTACGGCCGTTTGGTATTCACTGAGGCGCGTGCCGAGCTCTTCGACGCGCGCAGAGAGCGTTGCCATGTGCTGATCGGCGTCTGGCATCGCGATGCCTTCGGCCGTGAAGTGCATGAAGTCCCGAAGGTACTTGCACTTCGCCATGAGGTCTTGGACGTTGCCGCTCTTGGCCGCGTCTTCGATGTCCACGACCATCTTGCCGAGCTTCTCGACCGTGAGCGCGAGCTCCTCGGTTTTATCGGTCTTCTGCGTTGTCTCGCTCGCGAGCTTCACCGGCGCGGCCGCAGGCGTGGCGAGTTTCGCCTTGTCGCCCTTGGTCTTTCCGCGCGTCATGTTCGCGCGCGTCTCTTCCTCGAGCGCGGCCAGGCGAGCCGACTTGGCGTCAGCCTGAACCGTGGTGAGGTCGACAGCGGCGACGCTGCCGAGCTGACCCGTGTGGATCACGGGCTGGCGCGCTTCGTAGGACGAAAGCACCGCCTCGATCGTTTCCTTCGAGCCCGCGGCGAGCTTGATCACGTCGATCTTCTTGCGCTCGGCCGGCGTGATCTTCGCCGCCGACTGCAGCTTGGCGAGACGCACGCTGATGTTGCCGGCCGTCGCCGCAAGGCGCGCCTGCGTGAGCGACTCGCCCGCCGCAGTGCCGAGCTTCGTGAGCTTGTCTTTGCCGGCGGCGAGACGGGTCACGGTCGCGGCGTTCGCGGCGTGCAGCTCGTCCTGCTCTTTCTTTTTCTTCTCGTCCTCTTCGGCCGCGAGCTTCGCTTTCTTCTCTTCGTCCTCGGCCGCTGCGAGCTCAGACTTTTTCTCGTCGTCGCTCATCTTGGACAGCTTGTCGTCAGCGTCTTTCTCGCTGAGGTTTTGCTTGTCCATGAGTCGCTTTTTCAGGGCTTTGAGCTGCTCTTCGTTCATTCGGATCGCTCCATTGGTGAGCAGCGACGCCTTTGCCGCTGCAGGGAAAGGCGTGACCGTCAGCTCGGTCAAAACGCCTGCGTCGAAGTCTGCGCCAACGGACAGGTGACACCACCGTCCATCACGCGCCTTCTCTGCGTTCTCTGCGCCGAGGAAACGGCAAGCGCCGAACAAACCAAGCCGTTCGGTGCCGTCGATGACGACCGGCGCAAGTTCGAGGTCGACGGGCAGCACGCGGCCGATCGTGACCGTCGCGCTTGTCGAGTGATCGAGCTGCAGCGGCGGCAGCAGGCGTGGAACAAAGTCGCCTTCGTTCCGCGCGAGCGCCATGCGTGCGTTGTGGTTCGTGGCGAGACGCTGCAGCATCTCGGCGGTGACGGTTACCTCACCGTCCATGCTGTTGAAGGTTCCCGTGTAAACGAGCAGCGCGCGCTTATCGAGCGACGAGCCGTCATCGGCCGCCGCAAGGTGCGTCGCTTCTAGGTGCCCGCCTTTGAGTCGCGTCAACTTCATTGGCAGGTGTCATTGTTTGCCTGCCGCGTTGTCGATTCGCTTGCGCTCTCTCGACAAGGCGCAAGGTGTCACGATGCGTGCGCGCGTGTAAAGAAAACGGAACCTGTCAAGAGGTTTCGCGCGCGGTCTACCTAGTGCATTCTTGGGCCATTCTTTGGCCGTAATTATGCTGCAGCGCTCGACACCCAGCCCGGCGGAAGCGGTTCACACTTGTGCGCGCGTCGAGCCATCTCTTTGTTCTCGATGAGCTTGAGATGCACGGGGTTTTGCGGCGTGAGCGGCAAGAGCTCGCTTCGGCAATTCCAGTGAATCGGCGGCGTCTCTTTGTCGAGCAGCGGATCGCCTTTGCGATACACGAGCTTGTCGCGCGACTTGCACCACTTCGTCGTCGCGAAGTCGCGCACGGCCACGAAAAGATAGTGCGTGACGTCTGGCGAGAGATCGTAAATCCCGCGCCGCGTGTTGTTGTAGTTGCGCGTCGTCTCAGTCTCGATCGTCGTCTTTGCGCGCGCGTATACGATGGCGACTTTTTTTTTGATCTCGGCCACGACTTCGTTGCGCGTTGCTTTGCGGTGCGGCGCTTTCGTTTCCGACTTCTCGGCGCCACGTTCGAGCGCGCCGGTTCGCTCGCGCACGTAGCGATTGATCTTCTGCAGGTACAGCTTGCGCACCGCTTCGGCCTGCTCGCGAAAGCGCCGCGCCTCTTTCGGGTTGCGGCGGAAGTAGTCGTACAGCTCGCGCAGCTCGCGCATGTTGCGAGGAACGCGCTTTTTGATCTTCTTCCGCTGAGCGAGCTTGACGATCGTCTCGCCAACGGTTTCGACGGCGCCGGCTTCTTCGATGCCTGCGGCAGTAGTGTCGAACCACAGATCGAGGAAGTGAACGAAGAGCACGTGATCGATGTCGCTCGCGCTCGGCAGCGGGCGATCTTGCGCGATGTTGTCCGCGCACTGCTCGCTGATGGCGTCGATCACGCGCTCGAAGATCCGCGCGTGCTTCTGCTCGACCTTGTCGATCTTCTCGACGCTTGCGGTGAGCCGCACGATGTCGGTTTGCTCGAGCAGCTCGCCAAGCTCAGCGAGCGCTTTGCGGTTCACTGCCATGGGGCAAGGTACCCTAGGCGGGTGAATCCGGGGATGTTGCCGAGCACGCGCTGCTTTTGCCACACGCCATCGCCGTCGCGTTGGTTCACCGCTCCCGTGTTTCCTTCGACGGTGCGTAGCGACACGCCGCCCGTTGGCTCCATGAAAACACCGGTGATGATGCCGCAGTGCCCTTGCATCTTGTTCGAGTCGTGTTGCCACACAACGATGCAGCCCGGCGTCGGAACTAGACGGCGCTGCGCCTTCGGCGTCGACTCCCACAGGCCGATCGTCCACTCGGTGCCAAAGAGCACGTTGTGCGAGCTCGGCGGGTAAGTGACGAGCGCGCGGTCAAAGAGCTCGTCGATCTGCTTCACGCAGTGCTGAACGAAGCACACACACCAAGGCTCGCCGCTCGCCACGCCGTCGACTGCGCGTTGGAACTTCTCGATCATAGCACCGCCGTTCGTCTTCGTTTCGGTCACGCCAACGAACTGCTCGGCGAGCCATGCTAGCGCGCCCTCTTTCGGGTTGATCATGTCTGTCCCTTTGTCGTTTCGTCGAGCTCATCGGGCATGCCCCGCAGCTGCTCGAGCTGTTCATCCGTCATCAGATTGCCGGCGTCTATCTGCTCGTTGATGATCTCGCCGAGCAGGCGCGCCACGTTGTTGAAGTCGACGGTTTCGCCGGCGCGGCGCAGCACGTGCAGACGATCGATCAGCGTTTCGGCCACGATGCCAACAAGCTGCTCAGGCGTTGGCTCTCGGCGATCACTCACCCGTGCATGCCCATCTTGGTCTCCAAGATCGTTTGCCGGCGATCGATGTCGCGCACGATCTCGCCCATCGCTTTGAACTGCTCGACGGTGACCTGCGATTTGACCGCAGCCTCCACCGAGTCAAAGCGAGCTTTGTAGCGAATGGCATCGCGCCGCACGAACGCCCACACGAGCGAGAGAAGCGCGCACGCGATGACGACGAGCGAGCCCTTAGGCAGCGATTCTAGGATCGATGACTCGCCGATCCCGGCCATCGTGATCGTGGAAAGAAACGCTGCGAATGAACCCTGAGAACCGTCCATGCGCAGACAGTGCCAGCGAGGCGCGGCTTTCGTCTAGTTTTGCGAGGCTTAGCGGATCAACGTGGCTTGCAAGTCGTAGGCATCGAAGCGCACGATCTTCGATCCCGTGCCCGCACCGCTCGACCACTTGCCGAGGATTGGCGAGACGCTTTGGCCGTTTCCGCTCGGCACGTTGCTCGTGATCTGTGCGCCGAGCGACGTGTAAGCGCCGGTGTCGACCGCATAGTAGCAATTCACTTTTGTGCCGTCCGGCGACATCACCCACTTGAGCCGCCACCAATGGCCCGCTGTCATCGCTGCGCCGGCGCCGCCGCTCGTCGTGCTCGTGGAGCTCGCCGCAGTCGCCTTGCATTGCCATTGGCCGCTATTGGTGCCGCTTGTGTACTGAAAATAGATCCCGTTGGTTTGCGTCGCCGAGCTGACGACGTTCCCGAGCCCGACAATAATCGTGTACGTGTTCGTGCTGTCGCTCAGCGCGTCGACGTAAACAGTCGCTTCCATCTGCCAGCCGTCAACGGTCGCGCCCATCGCCATGCCGCCGGTGTCGTAATAAATCGCCCCGCGGCCGCTCGCGCTCGTGCCGTTGACGATCACCTGTCCAACGTGGCTCGCGTCGCTGCCCGTCGTGCTGCCCGTGGTGATCGTGTCGGTTGCCGTCGACGTCGCCCAGCCGTTGAAGCCTGCAGCGCTGTTGGCGATCCACTCTTCGTGAAGCCTAAAGCGCGTGATGTCATCGGCGGGGATGTAGCGGCAATTCCACGTGCTCGCGCTCTCGGCGTAGCAGTCGAACGACGAGTTGATCGGCACGCTCACCGCAGCATCAGCGGCAAGGCATGGCCCGCCCGGATTGTGCAGCGAGCAGATCGAATCGCCAGTGCCAGGGAAAAGCGCCGCGTATGCTGCGCCCTTGTTGACGACCATGCAGCGATCGCCGGCCGTTGGCGTGGCAGGCAGGATCACCGAGTCGCCAGCCGTTGCGACCGTTCCGAGCACTGCCATGTAGCTCGTTCCCGAGCTCGTGCAGATTGCCGTCGCGCTGCCGCTGCCGCCGCCGGCGTGCGCAGTGATGCTCGTGGTCACGGTGAGCCCGCCGCCGCTGCCTGCGGGGCCCGTGGGGCCAGTTGGGCCGGTCGTGCCTGTGCCCGTTGGGCCAGTCGGACCGGCCGGGCCCGTGTTGCCAGTCGCACCCGTGGGGCCGGTCGGACCGGCTGTGCCGCAAGATTTGTAGGTCTGATCGCCGTACAAGCACGTGGTGCTATTCGCCGTGCCGCTGCCGAGTCGCGCGGTGGCCATAGTGCCGCTCTGGATCGACGCAGCGTCCAAGCCGCCGAACGCGAGCACGTTGCTTTCAAGCCGCAGCACGTCGTGTGCGCTCGCTGCGCTGATGTCTGCGACGTTACCACCAGTGTTCGCCGAGCGACCGATCACGCTCGTCGCGCCACCGGTGCGCAGCTTGGCGTCAGTGACAACGTTCGTGTCGATGGTCCACACGGTGCCGCTTGAGCTGACGACTACGTCGCCCTTGTCGCCGTCGCTGATGCCTGGCCCGGTTGCGCCCGTTGCGCCCGTTGCGCCCGTTGCGCCCGTGGGCCCAGTTGGCCCTTGCGGGCCCGTGTTGCCCGTTGCGCCTGCGCTGCCCGTGTTACCGGTTGCGCCCGCGGGGCCAGTGTTGCCCGTCGCACCTGTGACGCCGGTAGGTCCGGTGATGCCCTGCGGTCCCTGTGGACCGGTGTTGCCGGTGTTACCCGCCGAACCCGTCGCTCCCGTTGGACCGGTGATGCCTTGCGGCCCCTGCGGTCCGGTCGCACCGGTGTTGCCGGTAGCGCCAGCGCTGCCCGTGTTTCCGGTCGCGCCGGTTGCTCCCGTTGGGCCAGTCGGACCGGTGAGTCCGGTGTTACCAGCCGAGCCCGTTGCGCCAGTCGCACCGGTTGCGCCTGCAGTGCCTTGCGGGCCGGTGTTTCCGGTCGCACCCGTGACGCCAGTCGGACCCGTGATGCCTTGTGGTCCCTGTGGTCCCTGTGGTCCCTGCGGCCCCGTGGCGCCCGTAGCGCCTGCCGATCCTGCGCTGCCTGTGGCACCCGTCGCGCCGGTTGCTCCCGTGGCGCCTGCAGTGCCGGCCGAGCCCGTCGCACCCGTGGGGCCAGCGGCACCCGTGGGGCCGGTAGGTCCAGTCGGACCAGCGGGCCCCGTGCCACCGCTGCCGCCGCTCGCTCCGCCCGTTGCAACGGTCCACCATTGGCCGTTGCGGCGTTTCAGGATCAACGT